CGGCCCCGCCGAGGTCGGAGAACGACTCGACCCCGGCCGGGGAGTTGCGCCGGCGATACAGCCGGCCGGCCAGCAGATTCGCCCCGTAGACAACGTCGGCGGCCCAGCTGGTCACACCGCCGGCGTCGGTGGTCGAGGCGTACGGCAACCGGGCCACCCACGCATTGACACCGTCGACGGCCGCACCGATCACCACGTCGTCGGCGGTGCTGGTGATCTTGAGTAGTTCTTTGAGGGCAGGGACGGACGCCGGACCGGGAGTCGAGGTCGGTCCGGCGGCCGCACCCGCCCTTGCGCGTGCCACGATCAGGCCGTGGCCGGCTCCGCCGCAGCACCCGCGAAGGCCCCGGCGGGGGTATCGGTGACGGCGACCAGGCCGCGGGCGTCGTTGACCATGGTGGCCTGGTAGCTGAACACCGCCAGGTCGACGCCGCCGTTGGGAATGTTGACGGCCTGCACCCGGATCGCCGGCGTTTCGTGGAACGTCACGGCCTGTTTGTCGCCGGCGAGCACCGTGCCGGGTGGCAAGCTCGCGTTGCAGAAGAACGAGAAGGCGGCGGCGTCGCCGGTCGCGTCGGCCAGCGACGGCACCGCACCTTTCAGCACCCACCAGGGCACCTCGTTCGTGGTGCCGGACACGTAGGCCGACCAGAGGTCGGTCGAGATGCCGGCAAAGGTGAGCCGGGCACCCTGTTCCATCAGCATCCGGGCGGCCAGGTCCAGCTCGGCCCACAGATTCGCGGGTGCCCCGGTGCTGCCGGGGGTGGCCTCATCCATGAGCACGGTGGCGACGCCGGCCTCCTGTTGATTGCCGAGGTCGGCGACGGCGGCCCGGAAGAATGCCTCGAGGAAACCGGGGTCGCCGAGGTCGACATAGATTCGGTCGACGTCCCAGCCGCCGGCGAACCTTTCGACCGGGGCCTCCGCCGGCACCGTCCTCGCCGGATTCGTCGGGATCGCGGTTTTGTCGCCGGCGTACGGGCCGACCTTGGGCGTGGTCTCCCATTTCCAGCCGTACACCTTGAGGCCGGACTGTAGCGGCTGGTGCTGGACCGAGTTGATGAAGTCCCGCCGGGCCGCGACCGGGGTCCAGATTTCATCGAGCCACTGAGGGCGGAGGAAACCGCCGCCGGTGTCGGCGGCCGGGGTGATGTCGGCCAGGGCGGCGACCAGTGCGGCCGGGCCCCGGTCGACCAGGGCCCGGCGGAGCTTCTCGACGGTCCGCGAAAACGACAGCTGCCGCGGCCGGCCGCCGGGCAGGCCGGCCGGGCGGCGGCCGGCCTGCACCGACGGGGGGGTGGCCGGCCGGGCCGGGGGGGTGTCGGCGTCGTCGTCGTCGTCGGTGTCGTCGGCGTCGTCGTCGCCGGCCGGATCCGGTTCGCGGGTGTCGCGGTCGGCGTCGGCGGGATCGCGGCGCGGATCGCGCGGCGGGGCGTCGGGGGTGGCGGTCACGGGGGTTTCCTTTCGTTGTGCGGCCACGGTGGCCACTCGGGCGTCGGGGAATGCGGGGACGGCCAGCAGGGCCACGGCGGTCAGCTCGGCGGCGGTGATCGTGTCGCCGTCGTATTCGATCGCGTCCAACTCGACTGAGAAGGCGTCGCGGGTGTGGTGGGCGGCCTCGACCAGGGCGACGTCGCCGCCCGGCGAGGGTGCAATTTTGAACGTCATTGACAGGCCGGCCGGCCCGTCGGCGGCGGCCACGGCGTAGCCGACGGGGGCCTCACGATCGTGGCCGGACAGCAGCTTTACCCGGGTGAGGTCCGACGGTAGGCGGATCGCGCCGGGGGCGACGGACAGCTGGCCGGCCGAGGTGTAGCCGGGGGTGTCGTAGGGCACCACGACGCCGGCAATGGTGCGGCGGGCGTCGGAGGCCACAGCTTCAGCGGCCGGCAACGACACCCACCGGGCCGGGGTCAGGGTCCTAGTCATGGTGGGCGGCCTCCGCGGTGGTGTCGGTAAACAGGGTGACGTCGATGCGGCCGCAGTCGTGCTCGAAGGGTTTCGATTTGGCTTTGATCCGCAGCGACGGCGTTTCGTCGTCGGGGATGGTCAGCACCCCGGCCAGGTGCACGCCGATCGTTTCCAGCACCCCGCAGCTCGGGCAGGCGACCTCGACGGCGACCAGGCCGGCCGACACCCGCGGCACGCTAGTCAAGGGTCACCGCGCCGGTGGTGCCAGGCATCGGGCCGAGCAATTCCTCAGCGTCGAAGGCGGACCGCTGGCCGCGCGGCACCACGTCATCCATTGACAGCCGGGCCGATATCGCCGTCATATAGGCGGCCAGGCCGTAGTCGACCAGCTCGGCGTTTCGACCCTGTTGAGTTTCGTAGGTCAGCGAGGCCGCCGCTTGGGTCGCGTCAATGGTGGCGGCCGGGATACCGACCACCCGGGCGACGTCGACCGCGGCCGCATTCCGGCCGTCGAGTAGCAACGATTCGGCCGGCGTGCCGTGAGTTTTCAGCTCGATCGACTTCGGGGTGTAGGACACCCCGCCCGACCCCGGACTGTTCCGGGCCTTCGTCCAGCGGGCGATCAGCTCATCGATGTCGGCCGGCAACATCGGGGCGTCGTTCGTCTGGTGCAGCTCGACGGCCGGCACCGGATTCTCGCCGGTGCGGCGGGCCGCCCGCTGTAGCGACGCGGCGTCGCGGATCGCGTCGACCCCGAAACTCAGCACACCCTCATGCGGGCCGGGGATCAGCACCACGGCGGCCGGGTCGTACGGTTCGCCGTCGGCGTCGACCACCCGGCCGTCGTCATCGAAGGCCCACGCCTCATACGGGCACCGGGCGAACCGAATGGGGAACGTGTCATAGCCGCGGTCGGCGAGCCACAGCGACCAGCCGTGAAAGATGATGTCGTCAACGGTCCACAGCATCCGGTGAAACGGGGACACCATGCCGTCGGTTCGGTAGGTCCAGCTCGGTTGAGGGTCGACCAGCTCGGCCACCGCGTACACCCGGACCGGAAGGCGGGCGATCGTCGGGGCCAGCACGTGCCGGCACCGGGCCATAGCCGGCACCCGCATCGCTTCGGACCGGGTCAGCGGGACCCCGGCGTCGCCAAACAGGGCGGCCAGGGTGACGGCCTGCAAGTAGTCGTTATCGGCCCACGGTGACTCGACCGGCACCCGGCCGAGGCCGGTGCGATACGCGGAAGGGGACGCGACGTCGGGGGCCGTCATAACGACCAGCCAACTCAGCAGACCTTCATTTCAGACGCCGTCCGAAAAACGTCTCAGATTCTGGACAACATTTTTTCGGGCGGGGGTCGGGTGGCAGGCGGCGAGGTGGGCGGTCAGCTGCCGCCAACCGTCGACGTCGCCGGCGGCCGGCGATCGCCAGGCGCACTCGGAGCAACAGGCCAGCAGTAGGGCGGGGGAACGGTCGAGCCATGGCATCAGTCGGCGTCGTCTCCGGTTCGGATAAAGGGGGCCGGTTCGGGGTCGGCCGGGTGGCGGGCGACGTAGGCGGCGACGGTAGCAGCGGTCAACGCCGATACGGCCGCTTTCGATCGGGTGCGGGACCACACCCACAGGTCGCCGAGCGGGCGGGTGACCACGGCGGCCACGGCCCGGGCCAGCCGGTCGCCGCCGTCGTGGCCGAGGTGGCCGGTGCGGACGTCGGCGAGCAGCTCGCCGCAGGCCGACGCGTATTCGGCGGTGGTCAGCACCCGGAGCCGGCCGCCGGCCAGCTGAGGCCGGCCGGCCAGCGCATCGTTGACCGAGCGGACCGGACCGGCCCCGTCGGCGACGAACGTGGCACCCGGCATCCGGTCGGCCAGCTCGAGAACGGCGGCGGCCAGCCAATCGGCCCCGTCGTCGGTCCGCACGACCCGTACCTGTAGCCGGCCGTCGCCGTCATCCCAGCTGGCGACGATGTCGGCCGAGGTCCGGTCGTGGGCGACGTCATAGCCGAGGACCAGGCCGGCACCGGGCGGGGTCTGGTCGCCGGCCAGGGCGGCCCAATCGTCGGCGGTGATGATCGCGTCCACCGTGCCGGTCCACCGGTTCGCGTACGCGCGTTCGTACTCGGCCCGCGACAGATTCGACGCCGACGCGAGAATGTCCTCCGCGGTCTGGGTGTAGCCGACCGCCGGATGGTAGCCGGCGATGACGTCGGCGTCGTAGGGGTCGAGGCCGTCGGGACACGACCACTCGAATA